CGGGAATGCGCGGTTTTTTGTTGAAAGCTGTCGGGTTTTGATAGGTTTTTAAACGGGTTTTAAGAGGTTTTTAAAATCAGTTTACGGCACGGCCGAACCATTCTACCCGGCCGATGATGGCGATGTCGGTGTTGTCGGCTGTGAGGTCGATTTCAAAAGGTTCGTAGAGGGGATTGGCGGATTTAACCAAGAGCCGGCCGGGCAGGCGTTGGATGTTTTTGACGAAAAGGTCGTTGCCTATGCGTAGGACGTACAGGCCGTCGCGCGGTTCGGTTTCGGCGTGGTTGATTAGGATGTTGTCGCCGTGGTTCAGGATGCCTTCCATGCTGTCGCCTTTGACGGCGATTACGGAGAGTTTGTCTGTTTGGCGGGTGACGTAGTTTTCTATCCAGTATCGGCGGAAAGCCATACAGAATAAGGGTTTTTCATCGCTTACGGTTTGTCCATGCCCTGCTGCCGCTTCCATGCTGTATCGCGGGATAAAGGCGAATTTACGCAAGTCAACGGGAGGCGAGCGTATAGACCTTCTTAATAACCATCTAAATAACCTGAAAATCTAGTTATTATATAAAAGTAATATAAAAATCAATAATATATAAATATAGTATTAATTCAAAAGGAAAAGGTCTTAATAACTGATAATTAAGGTTCAGTTATTAAGACCCCAGTTTTTTTCTGTTGATTAGGGAGGGTTTCGTTACTCTAAGTCAGCAATAAATAGAGCAATGTCATTATCAGATGCCGGTTCTTTTTTATTTGGCTTCTTGTCTACCATTTCAGCAATTGTCAAAATTATTTCCTTACTTTTCTTAGTTGAGTGGCGATAGTCAACAATCAATTTGAGTTCATCTTCTTTTAAGCTCACATCTTGAGGGTCGTCTGAAACCTCCCATCCAGTAAGCAGGTAATTCACATCTGCTCCATTCATTGCCAAGGCTAACCATATTTCACCACCAGGAAAACTTAGACCCTGTTCATATTTAATCCACATTCTAGGGGATACTCCACAGTCTTTTGCCATTTCAGTCTGGGTTTTATTCCATTTAATTCTCAAATCTTTCAATCTATTAGCTAACTCTGAACTTTTATTCATATATAAATCCTTGCAAATATGAACTAAAGTTCATATCATGTATATAACAAATCCGAGATTGGTTCTGTATTAGTTCAGCATTTTAACATAAAGAGAAAGGGCTATCTATGGCTATAACTATTGAAAAATTAAAGGAAAATTTTGAAAAGGACGGTAAGACGCTGGCAGCTTGGGCTCGTGAAAACGGCTATAAACCGCGAGAAGTTTATTTAGTTGTCGGTGGTCAGAATAAAGCTAAATACGGTAAGGGGTTTGAAATTGCTCGAAAACTGGGGTTGAAATGAGATGGAAACTATTGATACCAAAGGGTTGATGGTAGTTTTAAAAGTTTCGCAACCTGCAATACACAAAAGAGCCTTAAAAGAAAACTGGCCGTACATCGAAGAAGTTGGCAAAGCGCGTGGAGGCCGTCTGAAAAAATACTTAATCGCTTCCCTCCCTGCCGAAATCCGAGCAGCCATCATGAAACGGCAGTCGGACGAGCTGGCGGAGAAGATGCCGAAAACCCTGCCCCAAGTCAGACCGGGGACGGCGATGTCGGCTCAGGCACTGGCTGAAGCGGCCAAGCTGTTGAACGAGAAACAACGGTCGGTGGCGGATGCGCGATGTGCGGTGGTGGCGGCGGTATTGGGGATTAAATACCAATACGGTTGCTCTGCGAAGGCTGCGGTGGCTCAGTTTTTGGGCTTGCTGGCAGAAGGTAAATTGGACGCAGTCACGCTCGGTAACTTGGAAAAGGCCAATGACCGCAGCCGGTCGGCGAAGGTTGGCGAACGTACTTTAGACGGCTGGATTTCTGCTTATTTGAAAGCGGAAAACGCGACGGAACGGTTGGTTGCTTTGGCTCCGAAGACGACGAAGGCGGTTAAGCCGATTGAGAGCTACGGTTGGTTGCCGATGTTTATGCAGTTTCACAATATCCCGTCCGCGCCGAAATTGGCACACAGCTACCGCCGGTTTGTGCAGTGGGCGGAAGCGGAAAATATGCCGGTCAATGATGTGCCTAACTTGAGTATGGTGCGGCGCGTTTGGGAAAAGCTCCCGCTGATTATGCAGGAGCGCGGCAGGAAAACGGGGGCGGCTTATAAATCGCTGCTGCCTTATGTGAAACGTGATTGGGGGGCTTTGAAGCCGAACGATGTTTGGATCGGCGACGGCCACAGCTTTAAGGCGAAGGTGGCGCACCCTGTACACGGCAGACCGTTTAAGCCTGAAGTGACGGTGATTATTGATGGTTGTACGCGGTTTGTGGTGGGATTTTCGGTGTCGTTGGCTGAAAGTTGTGTGGCGGTATCGGACGCTCTGCGTATCGGGGTCAAGCACTTTGGTTTGCCGATTATCTACTACTCGGATAACGGCGGCGGTCAGACAGGCAAGACGATTGACCATGAAATCACGGGTATTACGTCCCGATTGGGTATCCGCCATGAAACGGGTATCGCGGGTAACCCGCAAGGTCGAGGCATCATCGAGCGATGGTGGAAAGACAATCTGATTGAGATGGCGCGCCAGTATGAGACGTTTGCGGGCGCGGGGATGGACAGCAGCACGAAGAACCTGATGTACCGCAAGATGGAAAGTGCGTTCAACGCCTTGGAAAAAGGCAAGGATTTGACGGAGGAACAACAGAAATATTTGAAAAAACTGCCGAGCTGGTCGCGTTTTATTGCGGATGTGGTCAAGTGTATCGACGAATACAACAACCGCCCGCATGGCGAGCTGCCCCGACATCCTGACGGCGGGCATTATACGCCGAAGGCTTATCGGGAAATGAGGCTGGAACAGGACGGTATCGCGCCGGATATGTTGTCGGCGGAGGAGCTGGCGACGATGTTTATGCCGCAAGAGGTGCGAAAGGTACAGCGCGGTTGGCTGGATTTGTTCAACAACTCTTATTTCTCGACCGAGCTGGCGGAGTATCACAAGGACGAGGTACGGGTCAGCTACGATTTGAGCGATGCGTCGGTGGTCAATGTGTTTGATATGGACGGCAAGTTCATCACGAAGGCACAAGTCAACGGCAATAGCCGCGAGGCTTTCCCGACGGCGCGTATCGACCAACTGGCGGAAAAACGCCGAAAAGGCAAAATCAAGCGGGCGGAAAATGCAATCAAGCTCGCGAATGCGGAAGTCAATCCGGCTTTGGAACAGGCTGCGGTTTGGGACGAGCTGGGAAATTTAGGCGGAAACGTCATCGAGGCGGAGTATGCGGTATTGCCGAAAACGGGAACAGACGACGAGATTGTCTTGTTTGAGGCGGATATGTAAAGGAAAACATGATGGACAAACAGAAAAATGCGGCGTTTCCGACCGAGCTTGTTGAAAAATTGAAACTCAAGCGAGCTCTTTGGCGGATTCAACGAGCTCAAGCAAAGATTCAAGGTGTTCCCGCTGAACAGAATCAGGCTCAAATGTTTTTGCCTGCGATTGAAGGAAACGGCGAACCTGCTCAATCGAAGTCGGCTCTTGACGGGTAATCCGCTGGAGCAGCCAGGCAAGTACGAAGGAATCGGCAAGCGACCTGTCTTCCAAGTCTTGAACGGCGACTTCCAACATGACCAGACGTTTTTCTAAATCGGGTAACTCTTTCATTTCAGACGACCTTTAAAGGTTGTTTAAAACTCAAGGATATTAAAAATGAACCAAATTAATCAAGCATTGCAACAAAAACTGGCTGAATTTAAAGCCAAATCAGGGATGAACCAAACCAAACTGGCACGCGGTATCGGTACTTCGCCCGCATCCATCAGTATGTATCTGAACGGCACTTATGCGGAAAAAGGCGGAAATTATGAAACCATCGAGCCGAAAATCGAAGCGTTTTTAGAGGTGCAGGAAAGTAAGGCGCAACGCGAAGAGCTGGTGTTGGGGTTTGTATCGACCAAAACGACCCGCCGAATCTCTGAAGTGATGCGCGACGCACACGAGGCAGGCGACACGGTCGTTATCTACGGTCAAGCGGGTTTGGGCAAGACGCAGGCGGTCAAAAACTACTGCGAGAAGAATCCCGCCGCCATCCTGATTGAGGCTAATCCGAGCTTTACGGCTTTGGTTTTGATGCGCAAGTTGGCGGCAGCGGCGAAGGTCTCAACGGTCGGCAGCCTGAATGATTTGTTTGAATCGGTATCTGACCGCCTGCGTGATTCGGGTCGTCTGATTGTGGTCGATGAAGCGGAAAACCTGCCTTTACGCGCCATTGAGATTATCCGCCGACTGCATGACGACACGGGTTGCGGGTTGGTTTTAAGCGGTATGCCCCGACTGGTGGCTAATTTGCGCGGTAAGCATGGCGAGTTGGTACAGCTTTATAGCCGAGTGTCGGTTGCGCTGAATTTGGGCGACTCGATGCCGGATGAAGAATTGGAAGAAATTGCACGGGCAGCCATGCCGGAAGCTGATGATGCGACGATTGCGGAACTGGTTAAACAAAGCAACGGCAATACGCGACGGATGAGTAAGTTGATGCGCGGTGCGGTACGAACGGCAAACAAAAACGGCATCAAAATGCAATCGGGCATCATCAAAAAATATTCGACATTGATTATCCGATAGGTCGTCTGAAACGGTAAGTCTTTGACAAGGCTATATATTTTTTTACCCTATGATTTTAATAAGTTGTTGTTTTAAAAGGAAAACGCAAAATGCAAGTTTTGAAGAAAGTTGATTGGAAGATGTTCGTGGCGCGCTCTTTTTGGCGGTGGGTGCCGGTTGGTTTGACGGTGGGCGTGTGGTGTTTTGTGGCAGGGATGGCGTTGCATTCCTGTACGCAAGAACTTGAACCGGTGGCGACAGAGCCGACGAAGGTCGAGTTGATGGAAATGCGAGCTGATTTGGAAGTTTTGAAAATAGAACGTGCCTACGAGGCAATGAGTGTGGAGCAGAAGATGGAAGGAGTGGTTTATGAATAAGTTCAGACGTCCAAAACGGGGACTGAACCGAGCCAAGAAATTGGCTTTGAAACGGGCAGTCGAGGAAATCCGCGCCAAATACGGCGAACGGGCGATTATGAAGGGATGGCGTGAGCCGGAAAGGGGGTAGGAAATGAGCTACCGACGACGCAATACGGACTGGCAGGCATGGGGACAACACCGCCGGCGAGCGACGAAGTTTATGGTGAAGCGAAACCGCGAGCAGGCAATCGCGGAATATCAGGCGCAGTTTGAAGATCAGGACGGCAAAGGTCGTCTGAAAGAAGAAAAGGAAATAAAAAATGGATAAGCAGGCAGTTTTGGAAAAAATCAAAAAGTGTTTGGCTTTGAGCAAATCGGCAAATGAACACGAAGCGGCGCAGGCGATGAAACAGGCGCAGGCACTGATGAAAAAGTATGAAGTTGATGCTGTTGATGTTGTCTTGTCGGAAGTCTCCGAGCGTGGCAGCGGTCGGAAGATGGCAGTTAAGCTGGCCGAGTGGCAGTGGGCCGTCGCAAACATGATTTCCGAGGTGTTCGGGTGCAAATGTTATCAACTGGGAAATTCAATGTTTTTTTACGGTTTGGGTAACCGCGCCGAGATCGCTTCCTATGCTTTTGATGTGGTCTATCGACAGATTTCCGCCGCCCGCCGCGAATTTCTGAAAACCTGCCGAGCAAGAAAACCCTCAAACCGAACCTATCTCGCCGACCAGTTTTGTAACGGATGGATGATGGGTGCATGGAGTGTCGTCAAAGAATTTGAGATGTCAGACGATGAAAAGGCGGTTATGGCTGACTATAGAAGAAAAAAATATCCACATATGGAAAACGCGGTATTTAGAGACGCTAAGACGCCCGAACTGGACGGGAGTGCCGCGATGATTGAGGCAATAGCCAAGGGGCATTCGGCAGGGAAAAAAGTGCAACTGCACCACGCGATGAACGGCGCGGAAGGCGTTAAACAAATTGGAGAGCGGAAATGAACGAAAAAGATTTAATCGAATGGCTGGAAGACCGTGGGGAACTCATGGTCATGAAAAAGGACGGCGAAGGTTTTGTGATTGCCGCCCGCGCGCCGGACGGGATTTGGAAAACGGCAGAGGCGGCAACACTGACAATGGCAATAGAAGCTTGGGAGGAAATACGATGAATATCGCTAGACCGAATAAAGAAGACCTGGACGCAGTATGGGAACTGGTCGCGTTTTTAAACAAAATTGAGCAGGGTTTGAATCCGATTTACCAACCTGCCAACCCAGAGGATGAAGACGATTTCGAATATCTGAGTGATGCGCCTGCGGATGAAGTGTTTGAAGCTTTGGAAGATAAGTCTGCCGACGCCAATTTGCCTTGGATTATGACCGTATTGGATACCTTACTGTCTTCGAATAACGACATTATTGACCAAGAATCTAGTGTTTTGGATTTCTCGCCGAAATTCAAACAGGCTGTAAAGGACACAGAAAGATTGGATTTCTTAATGAAAGTCGGGTCAGCCGAATTTTCAAAAGAAAATGGTCAGAAGGCCTGTTGTAGGTTAACCGAATACGGCATTAGAGGCTATGGAAGCAATTACCGAGAAGCCTTGGATGATGTGATGAAAGAGTGGAAGGAGATGTGATGACTACCGGAATGATGATTTATCTCTTGATCTGCGGACTGATTGGTTTGGCACTGGTGGTTTTGGCACTGATGAGCCTGATTGAAAACTGGTTCAAACAACGGACTAAAGCTGTTGTTTTGGATGCCTGCGGTATGTTTTTTGGGTTGATTGTTGTCCTTGTGGCGTTTTTGGCGATTCTCGGGGTGGTTAAATGAACATCAAATGCCCAAACTGCGGGGCGGTACACAGCTTGGACAGCTTAATCAATGACGCAGACGCATCGGCTGTATTGAGGGCTGTGTTGGAAATGGACGTGGAGATGGGTAAGGCGGCGATAAGGTATGTCGGCTTGTTCCGCCCTGCCAAGTCCCAGCTCTCTTGGTCTCGCACGGCGAAGCTCTTGAACGAACTGCTGCCGATGATTAAAGCGCAGGAGGCAGTACGCGACGGGGTGTCCTCCCCCGCTCCCGCCGAGGCTTGGCTGCACGGCTTTAACGAAACCGTCAACGCCCGCGACCAAGGTCGTCTGAAACTGCCCTTAAAGTCGCATGGTTATTTGCTGGAGATTGTCAGCCAGTGGCAGGGTTCGGGGTTGCCCTCTCCCCAGCCCTCTCCCACGGGGAGAGGGGGCGAAGGCGGCGCGCCGTCCAAGCTGCGGCAAGGTGTGGCAGCCTTGGGCGCATGGGCTGGTGGAGATTGGGCAAAACAGGAAATCGCGTCAGGATTTGCATTGCTCGCCGCGCTCAATCTGCCCAACCGCCCCGCAGCGCAAGACCTGCCGGTAGTCGCGGAAATTTGGTATCGGCAACTGATGGAAACCAAGGAAATCGTCTCGCCGGAGTATGACCCGATACGGATTCAGACGGGTTTTAAGGTGTTGCAGCAGTCGGAAACATGGCCGCAACCCGCCGAACTGCTCCGCAACCTGCCGCCACGGTTGATACCCAGGGCGATGTTGGCGAAGCCCGCTCCTGATAGGGCAAAAGGCCGTCAGAAAATGGCGGAAGTGATAGATGTTTTAAACAAGAAAGGTCATTGAAATGAAGAAGTGGAAAATTGAAATCAAAGAAACTGAAAGCGGTGTGGTAATCGATGCGCCGTTTATCACCGCAAGTGATGAGATGACGGCGTTGGAGTGGGCGGTAAAAGAAATTGTTGCGTTTACTGCTTATGCGTTGGCTGCTGCGGCGACATCCGAAGATTATGTCGAGGGCGCGAAAGAGCGGATTGCAGCCGCCGAACAAGGGCTTTTTGATATTAAAAACGAAGGTCAATCAATTAATTAATCAGGAAAGGACAAATAAAATGGCTAAACAACGTATCAAACAGGCGGCAATCGAAGCCGCACAAGACAAAACCGAGGTAACGGCGCACATCCGCGCTATTGGCGACCTGAACCGCGAAATCAAACGCTTGGAAACCGAAGCCGGAGATAAAAAAGCAGTTATCGAGCAGGAATACGCCGCGCTTGCCGCGCCGCTGAAAGCCGAGTCGGAACGCCTGACCGCCGCTGTCGCCGCCTACTGTGAGGCACACAAGGACGATCTGACGGAAAACGGCAAGACCAAGACGGTGGATTTTGTGACGGGACTCGTCAAATGGCGCATCCGCCCGCCTAGCGTCAAGGTAACAGGCGTTGCCGCCGTCTTGGCTTGGATGTCGGAAAAAACGGCATATAAGAGCTTTATCCGCACCAAGCAGGAAATCGACAAAGACGCCATCCTGAATGAGCGCGAGCAGTTTGCGAATGGTCAGGTGCCGGGGATTAAGATTGTGTCGGGGCTTGAGGATTTTGTGATTGAGCCTACGGAGCAGGAGTTGATGTGATGGAAAACGGAAACTTAAATACCGATGAGCTGGAAGTTTTAAGAACTGCCGCACGCGATTCCTTTTACATCCATGCTCAAGTTGAAAACGCCAACCGCAAATTGGAAACTGCTCTTCGCGTTTGGGAAAAAGTGAAAGAAGGAGAAAAAGAAGCTATACGCAATCGAAAAAAAGCCTTTATTTATCACTGTGTCGGGGCAGTTTGGTTTTCTCTTTCGTTGATTTTATCTTTTTTTGACGTTTAAAGCTTGATTAAAGGTCGTCTGAAAACAGTTTTGAGACTGTTTCAGACGACCTTTTTTCATGCCTACATTCAGGCTGCTTTCTCTTCCTGCTCGTACACGGCGTTGTAGAAAGTGGCGGACAGCTTGTCGGCTTTCTCGGAGGCGGTTTCAATCACGGCAGACAAACCGTCTTCGATTCCTTCCATGTCCATATCCAAAACTTTCAGATGGTTGAGCGTGAACACCAGCAGGTTCAGGGCTTTGAGGCTGTCTTGGTCGAAAGTCAGGGTATAAGTGGTATTCATGGCTCACACCTCCTCTTCTTTCTGCTTGCGGTCAAGTATGTTGGCGTATTCGGACAACACCAGCAGCAGGCAGCCGCATTGCTCCATCTCTTCACGCGCCATTGCTTTGCGGTCCAACAGGTTGGTGCCGATAAAATTCAAAGCGTTTGAAAGCTGGTTCAAGGCAAATTCGGTATTCATGGCTTAACCCTCCAATCCCAAAGACTGTTGTTGCGCCACCATTTTGGGCTTGGGGACATATTCCAAGAAACCCAAATCGTTGAGTTTTTTGAGACGGTAGGAAACCGCGCCGGGGTTCATGTCCAAGAGTTTGCCTATTTCGGTCAGGTTCAAGCCCATGCTGCGGTAGCGCAGCAGCGCGAGCATTTCGGGCGCGGCTTGGAAATAGGCGTCTTCCAATGCATCGATGCGGTATAGCACGGCATCGGGCAGGGCTTTTGCCTGTTTCTCCATTTCGATAAAGTAGCGGCGGGCTTGGCGTCCCTTGTCGTTGCGCTCCACCATGCACAGCTCTTTTGCCATATCGAGGGAAAGATGGTACGTTTTGACTTGGATTTCACGCTTTCCAAAGAAGCCTCTTTCGACATGATCATTTTTGAACACCTCGATAAAATCAAGGGCTTGCTTGAATTCATACTCTTCAATTCGACGGTTCATCCAAATATCAAAACGTGTTTCAACACCTAAAAATTTATGCAATTCATGTGCGTCAACCAGCGGCTGAGTTTGGTCGTCTAAAGTTCCGACCAGTGTTGGGTTAGTTGGGTATTCATGGTATTATTACCTTTCATTTCTCGTGAATGACGAGGAAAGAGAGTTGCTGCTCTGCTTTCCACCTGTTCCCCCGAAGCTCCAACTTCGGGGGAATTTCATTACTGCCTAAGCAGTGTTTGCATATTAATATGTGTACACATAATTAGTCAAGCTGATTTTTGAACTCTTCGCGTATTTTTTCTTTAACCCATTGTGAAAAATCAAGATTATTGGCAATTTCCAAAATATCCCTTTCTGTTTCGCGGTTAAAAGAAACTTTTTTAATAACGCGCTTGGCTTCCGCCCTTTTACGGTATTCAGCCAGCTTTTCATCAACCATAGGCAAACTCCTTGATTTTTTTAGCCGTCTTTTGTAAGATGGGAACTAAGGGCGGCGGCTACCGCCCTTAGCTTTCGGTTTCCTAGTAAGCCTTACCGCTTACCCATATCAGAAACAGAAAGAACAGAATTTGAAGGTAGGACTTCATTTTCTTTCTCCCGTAACAGCCCCGCTCCGGTGGGGCTTTTCCCGTATCGGGCTTCACTGCCCCGATGAATTGAATTATATATGTGGACACATAATTAGTCAAGCATTCCCAAATAGAATCAAAGAAAAAGGTCGTCTGAAACGTTTTCAGACGACCTTTTTTCATGTCTGTCCGTTTCGCAAAAAAAAACAGTGGCTTACTACAATATATAGTATTTTATCTGTATAATATGCGTTAATTAATCAATATATTGTGTTTTAGGGGTTTGAAATGCGCCGTGCGTTGATTGCGAAAGTTAAAATCGCTCAAAAAGAGCTTGGTTTGGATGATGCGACGTATCGCGCGGTGTTGGAGCGTGTGACGGGCAAGCGGTCGTGTACCGAGTGCAGCATCCCCGAGCTGGAGCGTGTGGTCGAGGATTTGCGCCAACATGGATTTCAGCCGAAAAAAACGGCGGGACAACGACCGAACCGCCGCGATTCTGCCGATCCGATGATGCGGAAAATCGAAGCCCTGCTGCTGGATAACGGCTGGACTTGGAATTATGCGCACGGTACGGCGCGAAGAATGTTTAAGGTTGATCGCGTGGAATGGTTGTCCGACGGCAATATGCACAAGTTGGTGGCGGCTTTGCAGATTAGTGCGAACCGCAAGAAAAAGGAGAAAACGGGATGAGTTTGAACTGGGAGATGACAGAGCAGGATTTTGAGGATGTGAAACATCTGCTGCCGCACAGCGTGGTGGCGATGATTACGGTTATCGGGCTGGAAGCTACATTTCACATGGTTAAAGTTTGGGGTGGGACGAATTATCCGATTTCCAACCGCCGCCGCAATACGCGTCAGAGCCGAATCTTACACGAGCAACTGGTCGAGGACATTGGCGAGGAGGCTGCGGGGCGGTTGGAGCGTGCTTATGTCGGGCAGCCTTTCTTGGCGATTCCGCGCTGCTGGGATGCGATGCGCGAACTTCGCAACCGGTTCATCCGCCGCCAATATGATGCGATGAGCGCGGAAGGTTTGAGCGATTTGTTTATTGTGCGCGAGCTGGTGTTGGCGCATAAGCTGTCGACGCGAAATATCCGATACATCCTAAAAGAGGCCGACCGCGAGGCGGTGGCAAGGGCGCAGGCTGATTTGTTTGCGGCTTAGTTTTGTTTGTGCTTGTGTTGAGAGTGGACCTTTTACCCTGCCTTCGGGCAGGGATTTTTTTTGCCTTTATTCCGCTGAATGCAAGCCTGACGGGGCTTGGGGGTCGTCTGAAAAGGTTTAATGGGATTTTCAAACTATCCTTTGTTTTTAAATTATCCATTTGAGGTATTTATGGCTCAACAAAAAGAACTCCCTTGGATTACTGAAGCGCGAAAGTATATCGGCCTGACAGAAATCCCCGGTAAAAACCACAATCCGACCATTTTGAATTGGCTTCACGGCTTGAAGGCTTGGTGGAAAGACGATGAAACGCCGTGGTGTGGCGTATTCGCAGCCCATTGTCTGCGAGCCGGTAACCGAGACATCCCGAAGGATTGGATGCGCGCCAAAGAATATGCTTTTTGCGGTAAACGCCTTACCAAGCCTGCTTACGGCTGTTTGGTCGTGTTTACGCGCCAAGGCGGCGGTCATGTTGGTTTTGTTGTTGGTAAGGACAAGGCGGGCAATCTGTTGGTTTTGGGCGGTAATCAAGGCAACCGCGTCAGCATCGCGGCATTTCCGACGTCCCGCGTGGCTGCGTATGTATGGCCGTCTGTCGGCGGTGCGCCTCTTGACCCCGCTCCGGAGCGTTACAACCTGCCATTGGGCGGTGCGGCAATGAGCAGGAGCGAGGCATGAAAAAGGCTTTAATTGCTTTGGCATTGGCGGCATTGAAACCGCAGGTGCCTGAATTTGAGATTAAACCTGCCCGCGTGGGCAATTTGAAACAACATCCGAGCCTGCGCTTGGGTAAATCGGGCGTGGCGGCTGCCAAACGTGCGGCGCGTAAACGCAAGGCGAGAAAGTAAGAAATATGATTGACGGTTGGGATGGTTATTAAGATGCGTATTTTCGATATTTTCAGAAATCCTGCTACAGGCGGCATTTCACATTCGAAGTTATGGGCAAACGTTGCCTGCGCGGCGGGGACGGTTAAATTCGTCATGCTGCCCGACCCTTCGGCAGAGGTTTGGGCGGTGTATTTGGGCATCGTGGGCGGCTATGCGGTGGCACGCTCATTGGTAAGCGTCAAACGTCAGGAGGTCGAGAATGAATCCGAAACTCGTGAAGCTGTTGGCGAATAATTGGCAACCGATTGCCATCATCGCGCTTGTCGGCACGGGATTGGCGGTGTCGCACCATCAAGGCTACAAGTCGGCGTTTACCAAACAGCAAGCCGTCATCGACAAGATGGAGCGCGAAAAGGATCAGACCTTGCGTCTGTCGGCGCAAAACTACGCACGCGAGCTGGAGCAAGCCCGCGAAGAAGCAAAACAATCTGAAGCCAAGGCGCACGCCGTCGGTGTGGCATTGGCACAAAAGCAGGCGGAAGTTAGTCGTCTGAAAACGGAAAACAAAAAGGAAATAGAAAATGCGCTTACGCAAGATCGCCAAAAAGCAGGCGGCGGTTGTATTGACGGCCTTGGTTCTCACAGCCTGCGCCTCTATGCCCGCGCCCTCGGCTACGGAAATTAAGGTTGTCGAAAAGGCGGTCATGCCGACGCCGCCTGCTGCGTTGATGGTCGCGCCGGTGCGCCCGAATCCGCCGAAAGACGGCAAGACGGCAACGCTGCTCGAACACGCCGCTGAGTTTGGCGGCTATGTTTCGGAGCTGGAAAACCAAAACGCAGCGTGGCGCGACTGGGCAGGCAATCGCTCCCGCAAAGTCGGCGACTGACAAAAAAGCCCGCGTAGGGCGCGGGCTTAGGGTAAAAGCGGATTTTATACCTCTTTTACAGGGGTCGCGGCGGTAGTG